GTCCTTAGTATATTATATCTAGGCAGTAAAAACAAAATAATAATAATAATAATCGTAAGTGGCTATGATTCCACTTAAAACTACTTTATTATTTGACAAAATTAGATATCACGAATGAGTTTCTGATAATGTCTTAGGTAATTAAAATTATCAATATATTTATGTAATTCTTCCTTAGCTTCAGGGCATAAGTCGGAATAATCAGCGTCATCATAGTAAATAACAGATCTATTAAAGATCTTGAAAATTTTAAAAAGAAATGAATTAACATCTAAAGTTATTAATGATGGTTTCCCATCAGTGTAACTTGCAAGAACAACATAGTTGTCAAAGTAGATGCTAAGTTCATGGTGATTTTTATGTGAAATGTATTGAGCGTTCAAAACGGCTCTATACATATCAAAATTTTCATAGGTTTCAAAACTGAAAATCATACCGGTCATTAACCAATATTGAAAAGCAGTCATGAATGTTATAAACATTAATGCAACTGGAACCAATAATATAAAGACAACATAAAACCTAATATACCATTTTGCAATGGTAGGGTGCCTTTTAAGGAAATTTAAGAAAACTGTCATAAATGGAAGCATGGTACCATATCTATTGAAAAGACAACATGCACTGAATAGCAAGGAAATGTAAACAAATCCTTCATGAGCTAGCCATTCCATTAATTGGGCTTTCTTAAGAGAAAAATTAAAAAGAAGTGATCCTAAGGTTTCATATTCAGACAATTTAGTATAGATTAAGTTAATCAATAATCCATCTAAAAGTCCTAGTGCCGTGCTTATTAACATGACTAAGCCAGGTACTTTTGGAACCAAAGATGCAAACCAGAAAGCGAAAATTAAATTCATTACGGGGCCGTCACCGGCATCATTAGAAGAGAAAGCAGTCCCGAGTTGCTTTCCACTGAATGTGGTAGTTATATCATTGAGTGCTATAACTTCCTTACCAAAAAATTCAAAAACTTCAGTTTCATATTTAGTATAAAACTCATTAGAAAAGTTTGAATTTGTTGCAGCAAAAGAGCATGCAACCATCTCTTCAACTGGATGCCAGTGTTGAGATCCATGGAAAGGTACCGCTTGAATTTTGTAAAAGTAAAACCGGCCATTACATGTGCGACCAGTTCGTCCTTTACGTTGAACTATTGTTTGTGGGGAGAGACGGAAGAAATATGGTTTTTGTTCTGTGACATGAACATCAAGGTCTGAAGAGATTACAAGGTCTACGGAAGGAATAGTTAATCCAGCATCTGCGACTGATGTGGATATAAAGACCCGGGAGGTTTCATTAACAACTTTGTTTTCAGAATTAAGGAGTTGGCTTTTAACACCACGCTTACTAAGTCTGGAAGCAAGGATTGCACCTTTTTCTATTGTTGGGACATAGATAAGGATTTTCGAAAAAGAATTATTAATGACACTATTAAAACACGAGCCGATATAATGATCGAAATTGAGGGCTTGACGGTCTGTTTGGTTAATTTCGAACGGAGTAGTGCCAGGTACAACGTAATGAGTTTGATATTGTATGTCATCAGAGGGAGTGGCTGTGAAATACATATCAGGGATCTGGTTTTCTTTAATGAACCTATATTGTGGTTCATTAATATGTGCTTCATCCAGAATCACAAATTCCTTACCTTTACTACGTAAAAGGAAGGAATCTGGGGTGCTGAAGATAATGTCACCAGTCACATTAGTGGATCCATAGGACCACTGACCGATTTCAATATCATACTGAGACCTAAGATACTTAGGTATAGACTCAGCAAGAATTGCACGGGGAACTATAACAACTACACGTTTATTAAGAGCCTTTTGCAAAGCTACTAAAAAATGTGTAGACTTACCCCACCCAGTTGGTGCATGGAATAAGTTTTTCTCGGAAAGATTCAATTCATTAAGTACTCTTTCATATTTGGTTTGATCAGTTGTATTATTTCTTTTGCAACCGTCCAAAGAGAAAAAATACTGTTTGATATTATTGAAGATCTGTATAATGTACTTCTCAATATCAATTACGGGAATTTTAAAATTAAATGAAAAATGATTAAAGATAAAATGTTTACGAATAATAATTAAAAATAATAAAAATAATAAATAAAAATTGTTAGTTGTATCAAACTTAACAAAAGAAGAAATATTGTTCATGGTTACCCCTGAACAAAATGAGATCCCACTATTCATTCGGTTTACAAAGTCGAGAAATAGTGATACGGGATCAAAAGGAAGTTTATATTTAAGGAAATTAGTAATTCCTTTGTAATTAAAAACAACCATCATCAGTATATGATCGATATACGAGAAAAATGAATGGTTTGGCGAATGTTCATAATTATTAAATAGGGGGAGGTTATTTCTCTGAAGAAGCTTAATAGTTTCATCAGGAGTCATACTTGATTTCTCAGCAATTTGTTGGACATAGTTGGAAATGTCCTGATTGTAATATTTAAGCAGATGCTTCATTAAAATATTACTTTCCAAATCACAGGTCAAGTCTAAAATCATAGGACTTAAATTATTGTACAATTGTTTAAAGAATGTCACAATTGTTTCAGAAATTGGAATAGAAACCTTATTATCAGTTTCTTCAGCCATTTCTTCAAATTCAGTAGCCATAACTTTTGCATAATGTTTTGAAAGTGGTTCATAAAACTTAATTAAAATTTGGTCGTAGCCTGAGGCGGCAATCTTATAATGAGGATTCTTAATGCATTTAGGATTTTTCTTAACATAATCATTAAATAATTGATCTATTGTGGCAAATAGATCAGGATAATGCACAGACATCAGTTTGTATGCAGCAAACTTTTGGATGAAGTCTGTTTCTTGTGGCTTAGATTTCTTAAATTTATCGAATTTCTGAACAATCTTATTATAATTATGACGAACACCATAAGAATAGTATTTGCCAAAATGAGTGCTTAATTTATTTGATTCATCATCATTTAATTTAAAAATTGATTTCGACAAGAATTCGCAATCAAAGATTGATCCTTCAGATTCGATCTTAAGAAAAATTGTGCCATTATACTTGGTAGAACATAATTGCACAATATCATAAATGGTGTTTTTAAGTTCTTCGGTTGTGTGGTGACCTTGCGGTTTGCAACCTAAGATATTATCATCGCCATAATTTGATAAATCATATAATTCAAAAAATTTATCATAACCAAGTCCTGTAGTCTCATGGAAAAATTGGGAGAGAATTATTCCAAGGGCCAAACAATTTGTTTGGGATGTTGAGACAGCACCTGTAGCATTACCACGCACTTTTTCTAGGATCTCACCAGTAGATCCAGAAAAAAGTGGGTCGGAGTAGTTTTGCTTATAGGATAATCTTATTAATTTCGAAATTTCATCATATTGTGAATGGTTTCGGTAACCCCACTCTCGGAGTGCGGCAACTGACTCCATCACTTGGTGATTAAAAGTAGAGTCGAAAGCGGACATGTCAAGACCAAATACATAGGGGTATTGTATGTATCGTCTAAACAATGGTAACAAACCAAAACCAGTCAATGGACGACCAACTTGCGCTGGTGTATTATTGTATGTGAACCTGTGATCCGGCTCATAAGCAAAAATTTGGTTGGTAAAGTAGGTAAAAAAGGGCGCACCTATGATTGAGCGCAATTTCTTCCATTTATCACCAAATAAATACTCCATCTTTCCAAAAGTATGAGGTATCGCAGCTATCTTGTTGAGGTTTGAACATAAAAACTTAGCAAAATCTGTAATGCCAGAACGTGGTATTTTAGAAAACATTGCACGTCGTTTCTGGTATCTTCCATTCTTGAGAGAACCGAACCCAGATGATAAGCCAAGTTTCCACTTTCGGAAAAATTTTTTGGGGTGTGTTAGACGAGAATTGTCAAGCATTGGTTGGTAAATACGTGACATTGTTTCTAACATTTTTCCAGAATCATAATTTTCAAAATCGAACTCAGGTTGTCCATATCTCGATGTTGAGCACAACACACGTTCAGTTGAATAATTATTGCCAGTCCACTGAGCAGTTGGTGCATCAGGTGTTTTTAAATTATTCATTTCCATCATCCTATTGTACTCATTTGAAAGGTCTTGATATTCTTTAGATGGATTTATAGGGTATGATTGATGACCAGATCGGAAAGTCGTCGTATATAACCTATTTATCGAAGTGGAGTCGATTTTGAGGGGAAGAATTATGTTGGGATTATCTTTTGAAAAAGTTAAAGTAGATGGTGCGGCTTGGATTTCTCCTTGCTTACCAAATATTTTTTCCATTTCAGCCAGTGTCCAATTAATACGTTTTTCTTGGTCAAGTAGATCAGATGGAATAGATGGTAATTGAAAATAATCATCATATTCCTCTAGTTTGAACAAGAAAGGAAATGGTCCTTTGGAAGAAAAGAAACTGCCTTTCGGCATTTTCTTAAAATTCAAAGCCATGGTCATAAATTTCATTAAAATATATTTTTGTTTTTTTGTTTTTTTATGTTTTATAAGTAGATAAATAATTAAAAAATATATGAAATTAAAAATAAAATAAAATAGTGAAACTGAATTCTCAAGCTTTATTTTCTGAACAAGACAATAAAGCTCCACAGAAAGATTAACATTATGTGAAAGGAAACCATTTAAAAAGAAAACAAGTAAAAAATTTGCATAATGTTTGAATCCATGTTTCTTCAGAAGGC